ATGTATAGTTAAAGAAATAGGACATAAAAATTTTAAACATGGTAAACCTAAATGTGAAGTTTGTGGAAAACAACTTAAAAATTTTTATGCAACTTTGTGTTTAAAATGTTTAGGAAAAAAACAAACCGGAGAAAATAATCCTAATTGGAATAAAGAATTAACAAATGAAGAAAGAATCCAAAATAGAGATTATAAAGAATATGATGAATGGAGATTTTTAATATATAAAAGAGATAAATATAATTGTGGTAAATGTAATGATAAAAATATTTTAAATGCACATCATATTAAAAATTATTCTAAATATAAAGATTTAAGATTAGATATTAATAATGGTATAACATTATGTAAAACTTGTCATGAAAATTTTCATAAAATATATGGAAAAAATAATAATAATGAAATACAACTTCAAGAATTTTTAAATAGGGGATTATAATGGCTTTATTCGAAACGATTAATACCGAAGAACAAATGGTAGATTATATTAAAATAGTCTGCGGTGCACCAGTTATAAACCTAGAAATTACAGATGATCAGATAAAACAACAAATATGGGATAGTGTTCAAGATTTTCAAAGATATAATTATGCAGAAGGAACTTATCAAGATTATATAGTATTTACAGCAAGTGCAGGGGTTGGCGAATATCCAATGTCAGCTATAAGTGGATCGGATCATAAGCCTATAGATAATGTAGAAGCAATTTGGGATTTTGAAGTTTCATTTGGACTAGATGGAATTAATACTTTATTTAGTCCTCAACATATTTTATTATATGATCAATGGGTAAATAAAGGTGAATATCCTGGTGGTCCTGGGGGAGTAACAACAAATACAGGATTGACATTGGCTAGTTATCAAATAGCAATGATGTATTTAGAAGAAATTAAAGCAATGTTTGGAAAATGGTATCATGCCTATTTTCTTTCTGGTCGTAAAAAAATTAAAATAGTTCCAACTCCTGTTGATTGTATAACAGGTATATTAGTTTTATATAGAAGAGAATATGCACGATATTTATATAATCATCCACTTGTGAAAAAACTAGCTGTGGCTAGAGTAAAGATACAATGGGGAAGACATTTAAGTAAATATCCTGCAACTTTACCAGATGGTATAACAATTAATGGAGAAGCTTTTGTAGCAGAAGGTAAAGAAGAAGAACAAAGAGCAATGGATAATATAAGAATGGAAAGTCAACCAATAGATTTTTTCGTGGCCTGACCTATAACTTGATTATTTTCAATAATATAGAAAGCATATTAGATTCAGTTTTTATAAATACTTATAAAGTATAACATTTTTAAAGGAGTAATTATATGGCATTTTTAGAAGAAATTAATAAAATATTAGAAGAGAAGGAAGCAAAATATAGACAAAAACCTTCCCCAATTTTTGATTCAAAAAGTAAAAAAGTTAAAGATAAAAAAGATCATTTTCCGATAAATACAGTTGCAAGAGCTAGAAATGCTTTGGCAAGAGTAAATCAATTTAAAGAAGTTCCAGATTGGTATGATGGTTCTCTTAAAGAATTAGTCAATGCAGTTGTAAGTGCTGTTAAGAAAAAATATCCAAGTATTGAAGTAAGTAAAGCGGCTAGCAACCCTGGAAAAGATTAAGGAGAAAAATATGGATGAACTACAAGTTAGAATAGCAAATAGATATTTAAAGGAAGCAGGAGATGTTCCTGAAGAAGAAACTCCTGAAGAAGAAGTTCCCGAAAAAGATACTGAAGAAGAAACTCCTTCTGAAGAAACTCCTGAAGAAGAAGTTCCTGAAGAAAAACCTGAACCAAAAGAAGGTGTAGATATTTCTGATGTTAAAGAAAAAGTAGATGATATTGATAGATTAATGGATGATTTTCATAAAGCTTTAAAAGTACTTAGAGATAAAGAACATGATCCAAAATCAAAAGAAGCGGAAACTTTACAACAAATGTATAAGAAAGTAGGTAGTTTATATTCAACTTATTTTCAATTTAATTAAGAGGTAATTATGGATTTTATTAAATGTGCTAATAGATATCTAGTCGAAGCTGATGATAGAAGAGTATTGACTAGTCAAGAAAGAGAGGAAATGGTACGAGATGCTAATCGATTATCAGCAAATGAATGGTTTAAAAAATATCCTATTGGAGATTATGGAGATTATAAAAATATTTTTAATAAGAGATTAGGAGAAGAAATTATACCAATGAATAAAATTCAACTTCGAAATATGTTTAGAGATTCTCTTAGAATGACAGCTAAAGATTGGATAAATAAATATGGATTGGATAATTATGAAGAATATTCAGATCATTTAAATCAATTAGCTAGAGATTCTTTTAATGAAGATGAAGCACTAGTTGATAATAATGAAAAAGGATTTGTAACAGATATTGAAAAAGATACTAAAGCTAATAATAATTTTCGTAAAGTTTTATATACAGGAAAGACTAGTCAATTAGTTTTAATGTCATTAAAGGCAAATGAAGATATTGGTGAAGAAATACATAAAGATATAGATCAGTTTTTTAGAATTGATGATGGAGATGGAGTTGTAGTAATTAATGATGTAGAACATGAAATTAAAAATGGTTCTGCTTTTGTGGTTCCTCAAGGAGCTAAACATAATGTTATAGCGGGAGAAAATGGATTGAAGTTATATTCGATCTATTCTCCACCTAATCATAAAGATGGAACTATTCATAAAACAAAAGAAGATGCTGAAAAAGCTAAAGAACATTTTGATGGTCAAACATCAGAAGAAGGAGAATAAAATGAGTTTTAAAAAATATTTAATTGAAAGATTAAATCCTAATGATTGGAAAAATAATTTTATAGTTTTAGGAGATAAATATTTTATAGCTGTTGAAGTTATTGCTGCTGAAAATGATGGATGGAGAGTTGAAGTAGGATTTTCAAAAAATGGTATGGTTGTTGAAGACCCAAAACAAATTATTAAATCGGATTGGAAAAAAACATTTGAAATAGCTTCTAAAGAAGCAAAGATTTTAGCTAAAAAATATAATATTAAATGGGAACCAAAACCATATGGTGATAGATCAAAATTCAAAGATATAGAATAAACTTTAAAATAAGGAGATATAAAATGAGTTTACAAGATTTTATTATGCTTAAAGAAGCAGAAGAAGAAAAAGTAAAAGAAGATGGTATCATGGATAAAGTTAGAGCTTTTTTCAAAGACAATGCATCACCTACAGATGATGAAGTTCATGCTCTTGCTATTAAGTTAGACCTTGATAAGAGTGAACTAGAAACTAAGATTTATGGATTATTAGGTTCTCTTTTACAAGCTGAAGAAGGTGAAGGTGAGGCTGAAGGTGAAGCTGAAGTAGAAGAAGCTAGTGATGAAGAAAGTGATCCAAATGAAGTTGAATCGGATAATGATGAAGATGATGAAGATGAAAAATCTGAAGATAATAAATATTTTCAAAGACCAAAACCAACTAATCAAAAGCCTGGTGGATGTTATACTGACGACTAAAAGGAGAAATCAATATGGGAATTTTAAAAGAAATGGAAAAGTTTTTTGAAGAAGAAATTTTAAAAACTGAAACTCCTAAAGAAGAAACTATTGAAAAAGGAATTGAAGAAGAAGATAAATTAACTGGATTTACTATGGAACCTGAAGGTGATGGTTATAAGATTGAACTTAAAGGTAAAGAGATTTGTACAGTTGAATTTATAAATAATGATACTGATAAATCTGATGATCTAGAAGATGCTCAAGATAAACCAGAAGATTATACTGTTTATATTAAAGATGTAAAAGATAAACATTTAGCAGACGAATATGCTAAAAAATTAGATGATATGGGTTTCGAAAGAGTATCTTTATAAGGATATAAAATGTCATATATAGATTTTGTATTGGAGGAAATTTTTAAAAAAAAAGAAATTCCTCCAAATCCTATTAAGGATAAACTTGGTCATGAATTAGCAAAGAAATATGGATTGGTTTATATTGGATGGTGGAATATGGGAAAATCTGGAAGTGGAATGCTAACATTTAATGATCCAGAAAGAGATAATACAACTATTGTAGCTAAAGATGAAAACGATCTTAAACAAAGATATAAAGAGAAAAAATAATATATGCAAACGTTTTATTATCCAAGGACTATTAAAAACATAACTGTTGCTATAATGGATATGTTTAATAATATGATTGTTAAAAAATATGATGAAAATAATAATTTCATTGAAGATATGATAGTCCCGTTTCAATTTGGTCCGGTTGAAAAATATCATTTAGATAGAATTGAAAATCATTATTATGACGTTAGTGCAGTAGAACACGGTCAAAGATTTTATTTAATGATTCCTAGAATGGCAATGACATTAGATGGAGTAACATATAATCCAAATAGAGCTTATGGTGTTAATGAATGGAGATATTGGTTTGCTGAAACATTAGAATTATCGGGAACTAATCTTTCAGATGTATTTTCAGATTATCAACCTACACCATATGATTTGACTTATACGCTTCATATTAAGACAGATAAAATAGATTACTTTGCTCAAATCTTAGAAAATATACTTCCATATTTTAATCCTATGCTTTCGTTGAGAGTTAAGGAATTTTCATTTCTTAATGTCGAAAGAGATTTACCAGTTTATATAGAATCAGTTACTCCTGAGTTTGTAGACGATATGGGAGAACAAGATAGTAGAGAAGTAAATGCTGCAATTACATTTAGAGTCGAAGCATTTATGTATAGACCATTTTCACAAAGTAAAGTTATTAAAATTATTCAATCTAGATATTTTATCGGTGGAGTTGAAAATTATACATCAGCAGGAAATCCTACATTTACAACTTCCGCAACATATCAAGTTACCGAATATAGAACTTCAGGTTATGATACATCTGGAGGAACTATTAGTGCTATAAATATGGGATATAATACTAGTGGATCAAATACAAGTGGACATTTTATAAGTGATAGTAAAGATTTTTATTGGATAACATCGGCCGCAGCTAAACATGAATAAGGAGAGTTAATATGGATAATCCTTTGAATAAGATGTCAGAGGTTTTTGGTACGACTTTCTCTGGTGATAATATTGAAGAAATTAAACATGAAATAGAAGTTATAGATGAAAAGAAAAATATTATAGCTAATAAAGATATAAAATCTATAACATTAGAAGACCAACAATTTTTACAAGATGAACTTAAAACTTTAATTATGGTATCTAGAACTGTATTAGGTAGACTGGAAGCAGATATTAAAATAGGAACAGCCGCAAGAGTTTATGAAGTATATGCTAGACTCCTTGATGCTGTTACAAATCAATATAGAGAACTTAGAGAATTAAATAAAACAATAGTAGATATCCAAATAGATCAAGGAAAATTAAATAATAGTAATAATATAGGAAATAAAATTTCTTTAACAGCAGATCAGTTATTAAATATGGTCGATAAGGCTAGAGCAAGAAGTGATATTAATAAAATAGATGCTGTTTTTAAAGTAGAGGAATAAATGTCATATCAATTATATTTAAAAGAATCTTTAAATAAACCAAAGATAGTAGTAGATAATAAACAATTTGAAGGAAAAAGTGATCCAACTCAATATTCTATTGAAGATGATATTATATATGTTAAATCAAATTATAATATTCATAAAGATGTGGAAGGATGGATAATACATGAATATTAACATTCAAAAC